GGGCCACGGAGGTGCGCGTGCGCAGGATCGTGGTGGTGCTGGCGGCGATGCTGGTGCTGGGTGGTGGGTGCGGGGCGACTCTGACCATGCGGGCGACGGCGCCGGCACACCTGAACGACGCCCTGTCGTGCGCGCTGACCCCGGTGCTGTCCGCCGCGCCGGCGGGCTCGGCGTGCGTCATGCACTTCGCGTGGTCGGGGCCGTCGTCCGGCGAGGACTCGATCGCGACCGTGGTGGGCTCGGCGGTGACCATGACCAAGCAGGTCGCGCCCGGCACCTACGTCATCCGCGGCTGGGCGTCGAACGTTCTGGGCGGATCCTACGCGGCCGGCTGTGACACGACCGTGACCACGGTGATCGGTGGACCGCCGAGTCGCCTCGGCGATCTGCGTTAGGGGGGGCTGGTGCGGTGTTGCTACTGTGGGCTCGAGGGGCACGACGGCCGGCGCTGTAATCGCCCGGAGGGCGTGGCGGCGCGCGGGGTGCTGGTGATCCGGATGAGCGATCAGGCGCCGACGTGGCGCAATGCCGGGAAGGCGGGGGTGCGGCGAGGTGCCCGGCTCGGCGGCGCGGCGCGGGCCCGGCAGGCGGTGCAGCAAAGGAGGGCTTTGGCATGCTCCTGATCGGCCGAGAAGTGGGACAGGGAGCCTACGTCGGCCGCGGCGTCAGGCTGACCGTCACCGGCGTGGAGCCGGACCGCGGCTCGCCCGGGGAAGGCCGGGCCGAGTTGACGATCGAGTACCGGTCCGATGTCGTGGTCTCCGGGTCCGACGTGCCGGCCGGGGATCACGTGCGCTGGCAGGCCGAGGCGGAGGCTCGCCTCCGGGTCGATCCACGGACCCTGCCCGCCCGGGTCACGGCCCTGTGGGTGCCGCGGCGCTCCGGTGTCCTGATCGGCCGCGGCATCCGGGTCGTGATCGTCGAGGTGCAGGCTGACGGGATGGTCCGGCTGGGCTTCGATGCGCCGAAGCACGTGGCGGTCTCCCGCGACGACTTCACGCTCGAGGACCACCTGCGCTTTCAGGCGCAGCGGGACGGATCCGAGGCGCCGCGATGAGGCCGGCTCTCGATCGGCGCGTCGAGGACATGCGCGTTGCCGGGGATCCCGGCTCGGGCTGCCGCGGCGCGTTCCTGCTGCGCGGCGCGCCGACCGGGATGCTGCTCTACTGCGTGGTCTCGGACGGGCGCGACTGGCGCACGCTGGGACTGCCGGAGCCGGCGTGGGAACACGTTTCGGTCTCGGTGCGCGCCGGGCGCTGCCCGACGTGGGCTGAATTGGAGTTCGTCAAGCGGACGTTCTGGGGCGAGGACGAGTGGGCGCTGCAGCTTCACGCGCCTCCGGGCAAGCACATCAGCATCCATCCACGAGTGCTGCATCTCTGGCGGCCGGTCTGCGATCTGCCAGTCCCGCCGGCCGAGTGCGTCTAGGAGGATCCATCGTGATCACGTTCTGGCTTGTGGTGGCTGTCGCAGCGGCGTCGGGCGTAGTCGGATCGCTGTTGGCGCAGAAGTTCTGGAAGAACGGGGGGTAGTACGATGCTGGCGAAGTCGGACTGTCACGGGGCCCTGCCGAGCAGCCTGCCGGAAGGCGAAGTACCGGAAGCCGTGGATCCGCGGCCGACGGGGAAAGCCCCCGGCGGTGATCGTCAACCCGATCCGCCCCGTGTTCCCCGGGACGACGCGGACCCGATCGTGGATGCCTTCGAGGCGCTCATGGACCACCAGATCGATCAGCGCGCGCTCTACGGCAGCTGCCCGGACCGCTGCCCGGTATGCGCGTCGCTGCAGGATCGCTTCACCGAGGTGGTCCAGCGCTTCGTGGGGCGACGGCTCGAGCGCCGGATGGTCGAGCGGCGGGAGACTCTGTGAAGACCGCAGGAAAGCCCCGGCGGCCCGTGGCCTCGAGGAAGTCTGCGCGGGCCCCGCGCCGCGGCGCGCTCGGCGCGCGGGCGGCGCGCTCGGCGCTGGAGCATGCGCAGTCGATCGTTCCGGTGATGGTCTCACACATCCAGCTATGGGGCGTCGAGCGCCTCCGGCTCCTCGATCGGAATCCCCGCACGCACACCGACGAGCAGATCTCCGAGATCGCCGCGAGCATGCGGGAGTTCGGCTTCCTCTGGCCGATCCTCGTCAACGTCCAGACCGGCTCCGTGGTGGCCGGGAACGGTCGACTGCTGGCGGCGCTCCGGCTGGGCCTGCGGGCGGTCCCGGTCGTCGAGGAGCGGCACCTCAGCGAGGCGCAACGCCGGGCGTTCATCATCGCCGACAACAAGATCGCCCTGAACGCCGGCTGGGCAGCCGAGATCCTCGCCGAGGAGTTCCCGGCGCTCGAGGCGCTGGGCTTCGACGTGAGCCTGACCGGCTTCAGCGAGAAGGAGATCGCGGAGATCGTGGCCAGCGTCGAGCCCGAGCCGCCCGAGGAGCCAGACTTGCCGGCGCCGCCGGCCGTGCCGTTCTCTCGCTCTGGCGACCTGTGGACGCTCGGGCCACATCGGCTCTTGTGCGGGGACGCCACCTCGAGCGCCGACCTGCAGCGGCTCATGGACGGGAAGCTGGCCGACGCCGCGTGGACCGACCCGCCGTACAACGTGGCCTACGAGGGCTCGGCCGGCTCGATCGAGAACGATGCCATGTCAGACGAGGACTTCGCGGCCTTCGTCGGCTCGGCCTTCCGGGCCCTGATCGGCTCCATGCGGCCCGGGGGCCCGGTCTACGTCGCCCACAGCGATACCGGCGGCTACACGTTCCGGCGGGCGTTCCTCGAGGCCGGCTTCAAGCTCTCGTCCTGTCTGATCTGGAAGAAGAACGCTCTCGTCCTCTCGCGCGGGGACTACCATTGGCGCCACGAGCCGATCCTCTACGGCTGGAAGCCCGGGGCGACGCACCGCTGGTACGGCGGGCGGGACAAGACCACGATCGCCGAGTTCGACGGCTTGCCGTTCCAGCAGGTCGGCGACGACGAGTGGCAGATCGCGGTTGGGGACACGACCCTGATCGTGCGCGGTCGGGATCTCACCATCGAGCCGGCGCACGGGACGGTGTTCTCCGAGCCGAAGCCCGTGGCCAGCGCCGAGCATCCGACCATGAAGCCGGTCCGGCTAATCAGCCGCATGCTGGCGAACAGCGCGCGGCGCGGCGCGCTCGTGCTGGACCCGTTCGCAGGTTCGGGCTCGACGCTCATGGCCTGCCAGCACCTCGGGCTGGCCGGACGGATGCTCGAGATCGATCCGCGGTTTGTCGACGTGATCATCTGGCGTTGGCAGCAGGCCAGCGGCGAGGAGGCGATACGCGAGGACGGCGTGCGCTTCGGCGGCAAGCGGGCCCGGTGAGCCCGGGGCTCGAGGCCGAGCGGGCGATTGCCCGGCGCGTGGGCGAGATCATGGCCAGCGTCGCCCGGGAGCGGCGCGCGGCCCGGGCTCGCGCGCTGGCAGCTCGCCCGCAGGCGCTTTCGCCCGGCACGCTGGCCGGCGTGGCGCGCTGGCGGGCCGAGCGGCCCGAGGGTCCGCGCGCCCACAAGCGGGTCTACCACGCGGTCCGGGCGGGCCTCATCACCAAGCCCGAGGCATGCGAGGACTGTGGCCGGGAGGTGCGGCTCCATGCGCACCACGACGACTACTCGAAGCCGTTGAAGGTCCGATGGCTCTGCGGGCGCTGCCATCGGCTTGCCCACAAGGCGCTCGCGCAGGGAGGGACCACATGATCAGGGTGAGGCATCCGTTCCGGGTCACGGCGCTGGAGCCGCGGCTGGCCTTCGCCGGCTCGCAGCACGCATGCGACACGGGGGCGAAGACCGTACGCCTCGAGGCGGGCTTCGGCGTGGGATCCGTCGAGGTCGTGCTGGGGCCGGAGCAGTCCAAGGAGTTGAAGCTTGGGAGGATCGTCACGGTCGAGATCATTGGCCCAGACCCGATGGGGGAGTTGTTCAGTCTCGAGGTCGGCCCGGCCGGGATCCTGATCGAGTCGGAGCGGGCGCGGGAGTTCCTGTTCGAGCAGGCGAAGCGCTTCCGCTCGGCGTTGCTGGCCGTCCCGGGTCGCGCCACGGCGCGGATTGCGCCGTCTTTCGACTCGCCCCGGGCTGCACGAGAACTCGTCCAAGAGGTGATCGAGGATGAGATCAAGAAGGCGATCGCCGGGGTGATCCGATGAGGTGGCTGCGCCGGTTGCGGTGTGCGTGTCTCGGGCACGGGCCGTTCACGCACCAGAACACGTTCACGGATCCGATCATTGCGGCCTCAACGGAGACGGTTCGCTCCACGATCTATGTCCGCTGCGACGCCTGCTGGCGGATCATGCAGATCCCGATCCTAATCCCGCTTGCGCTAGTCGGGAGTGACGATCCTCTGGTCCGCGGCTGCCTTGACCGTTTCGAAGGCACCTCCTTGACTCTGGCCTGTATCGCGGCGTCCCGCCCGGTCTGGATCAACCGGTTCCGCCGGCTGTGGCGCTGACATGAGCCGCTTCGTCGTCAGAGAGTGCGCTGCGGTCTATGGGGCCAGCCGCTACTACGTGATCAAGAACGACCCCGTGGCCGTGCCCCGGTCTTCGGGGTTGACGCGGAAGGAAGCGGAGACGCTCGCGCGGGCGCTGAATGATCGAGAACTCGAGGGAGCATGGGACTACCTCCGTCGCCTTGAGCGTGCGCTCTCTGGCATCGGGCGGGCCCCGTGGCGGTGAACTACTCGGCCTTGCGCGCGCTGCGTTCGCTGGGCTCGGCCGGCGCCGGGATGTCCCGCTGCCCCGATCGCGCTGTCTGCCCGGACTGCCACGCATCGAATCCGCTTCCGCCAGAGCGGCGGTGGTGGCGCCGGAATCCGACCAGACCCTGCGTCAATTGCGGCCGACGCTTGGGCTGGCACGACGTTCCTTCTCCGCTTCCGCCAGCAGGCGTCGCAGCGGACATAGATCGTGGAGCGAACCGTCTCCGTTGAGGCCGCGCTTCCTTCCGCGTCAACCCCGGAGACCGGGGCACGGCGCGCGGTGCCGGGGATGCGTCGGGTGTGGCGGTGAGAGGGTAGCGTGCCGATCGGCCCGGAGAATCTGAGGCTCTATCCGAAGGACTGGCCGGCGATCTCGAGGTCGATCCGGGATCGTTCTGGCGGTCAGTGCGAGTGCCGTGGTGAATGCGGGCTGCACCACGATCGGCGTTGCGACGAGCGGCACTGCCAGCCCGCCCAGTGGGCTCGCGGCCGTGTCGTGCTGACCGTGGCGCACCTCGACCACGACCCCGGGAACTGCGACCCCGCGAACCTGCGGGCGATGTGCCAGCGCTGCCACAACCGCTACGACCAGCCGCAGCGGCAGGCCAATGCCCGCCGGACTCGGCGCGGGCGGAAGGCGGTCTCGGACCTGTTCGAGCATGGAGGGAAGCCATGAAGCACTACCGCATGGAACACATCCCGGCGCACGAGAAGCCCGTCCTCGAGTCCGCGACTTGCGACCTGTGCGGCTCCCGCATCGGCGCCGGGAAGCACTACTCCGTCGTGGACAAGGTGGAGATCCGGCACCGTACGGGGCAGTCGTATCCTGAGTGCGGTCGCGGGGAGGAGGCGACGGTGGACCTGTGCGGGTCGTGCTTCGAGTCTCGGCTCGTGCCTTGGCTCGAGGCGCAGGGCGCGAAGGTCGAGCGCGAGTCGTGGGAGTTCTGATGCCGTCGCCAGCTACGCTCAGGAAGCACCGGCGGAAGCTTTGTTTGCACGAGTGGGTCACCGATGCGGCCGGGCTGGTGTGCCGGGAGTGCGGAGAGTATGCGACCGGGCCGCTGTTCCGCGACTCGGCGTGCGACCCGCCTTCGCCCGCAGAAGGCATGGTGTGGTGTGATCGATGTCGTCTCGTTCATGGTCTCGATCCAGACCTCGCCACGCATCCGTCTGGGTCGACGGTAATGATCGAGGGCTCGCGCCCGCCTCTTGTCTTGCTGGTCTGTCTCGACTGTCTCGGCCCGGACGACGTGGTCTTGTATCGTGGTCATCCCTATAAGCGTAAGCGGGGCCCGAAGGCCAAGGGCGCGCCGGCACGAGCCGCGAGATGAAGCAGCGGAGCCGGTCATGGTGATCGTCGACATCCTCCTGCAGCCCGGCGATGAGATCAGGCACTACGCTCGGCCGCCGCAGTTTCCGCTGACCGTGTGCGGCGAGGTCTCCGACTACCCAACCTTTCATCGGGCGCACGCAGCCGTCCGGAGTCGGGATCGTCCGCTGTGCCCGGCGTGCGAGCTGTGGATGGAGGAACTGACGTCGTGGGTCGCGCGCGACCAGTTGGAGGACTGATCCATGCATGATCCCGTTGCCTTGTGTCGGACGCCGGGGCCTCCCTGCCAGCACCGGTGTCGGCTCCTGCCGCCGTTCCTGCCCACGCCCCACGTCAGCGACGAGGCGCTCGATCGGCTGGTCGCACAGGCGCACATCCACGCGGTCGGGCCCGGCGGGCCGAGCCGAGCTGAGTTGGCCTTGGATCTGGTAGCAGCTCGCTCGGCCATGCGCGACGTCGCCCGGCTGCTCGGTCACGATGCGGGGGCGTCGGTTCCGGCAGGGCCGACCTTCTTCGGCCTGCCCGTGGTGACCGGCCTCGAGGTTGGGTCACCGATGCTTGTTGGACAGACGGCCGGGGGGGATCTCGTGTTGGCGCGCCTCGGCTGCGCGGCGCCCGTCACCATCGTGCGCGAGCGGTGGCAGGAGATCGTGCGCGATGCCTACCACGCAGTGGGCCTTCCGGCCCCGGGAGATTCGGCATGAGTCGCAAGGCGCGCTTGGGCGGGCAGGCGACCGGGGAACGGGTCCTTCCCCGGGCAAGCGACGCGGGTCCCGGCGGCCGCGAAGCTCGTCTCGTGACAGGGACCCGTGCCAAGTCGCCGCTCCGGGGTGGTCGCCGTGGCCAGCGCGGGGCCTCATGATCCGCGTCACCGTGGAGTTAGTCAGTGCCGTTCAGCCGTCCCGCTCCCGGATCCTCGGCGTGGCCGAGATCGCCAACGTGGGCGGTGACGCGCGCCTCGGCGACTACACCGTGGAGCTTGTGTCCGGGGCCACGAAGGAACTCTGGCGATCGGGGGTTGTCCGCGGCTTCCCGCGGCTCGTGCGGGGCCCGTGGGACTTGCTCTACTGCGCGCTGGCGGCGACCGTGGGCGACCGGAACCGTCGCGGCCGCTCGAGCGCGGGCCCCGGTCCCGGCGCCAACCGGACGGCGGGCTAGCTGCGTGGGGCGGGCATCCTCGGCGAGGCGGGAGTACTTGTCGCAGCGCGCCTATGCCGCGCGGCGCGGGGTCTCGCACAAGGCCGTGCAGAAGGCCATTGCGGCTGGCCGGCTGGCGGGGGCGGTCCGGGCCGACGGCAAGATCGATCCGGCGGCCGCCGACCGGGCATGGGCTGCCAACACCGACGTGACCAAGTCGCGGAATTCCGTCTCGGGGGATCCCAAGCGGCGGCGGGTGCCCGGGACCCCGTCCCTGCCCGCCAGCTCCCGCCCCGAGGGCGAGGCGGCGTCCGACCCGGGTGCGCTCGGGGTCTCCGACCGCGGCTACACCGCGGCGCGCGCCATGCGGGAGGCATTCGCGGCCAAGACGGCGAAGCTCGAGTACGAGCGGCTGTCGGGGAAGCTGATCGAGGCGGACGAGGTGCGGCGTGGGGCCTTCGAGACCGGCCGGCGGGTGCGGGACACGATCCTGTCGATCCCCGACCGGCTCTCACCGATCCTCGCCGGGCTCACCGACGTCAACGAGATCCACAGGGCCCTGACGATCGAGCTTCGGGCCGCGCTCGAGGCGCTTTCTCATGACCGGCGGCGCTGAGATCTACGGCCGTTCCCTGCTGGACGGCCTCGAGCCAGACGACGAGTTGACCGTTCACGAGTGGGCGGACGCTCACCGGATGCTGTCCTCTGCGGCCTCGAGCGAGCCGGGGCCGTGGCGGACGGCGCGGACCCCGTACCTGCGCGAGCCGATGGACTGTCTGAGCCCTGTGCATCCCTGCCGGCGGGTCGTCATGCAGTTTGGGGCGCAGCTCGGGAAGACCGAGACCGGGAACAATTGGATCGGGGCGATCATTCACCGCTGGCCGGCTCCGATCCTGATGGTCCTGCCGACCGTGGACATCGCCAAGAAGGTCTCGAAGCAGCGGATCGCGCCGATGATCATGGCCTCGGACGCGCTGCGCAGCCGGGTCCGGGATGCGCGCTCGCGGGACTCCGGGAACACGGTGCAGGTCAAGGAATTCCCGGGCGGCGTCCTCATGCTGACCGGGGCGAACTCCGGGGCTGGCCTGCGCTCGATGCCGATCCGCGACCTGTTCCTCGACGAGATCGACAAGTATCCCGGCGACGTCGATGGAGAGGGCGACCCGGTCGCTCTGGCCGAGAAGCGGACGGCCACCTTCTCGCGGCGTAAGGTCCTGTTGACCTCGACGCCGACGATCAAGGGCTTCAGTCGGATCGAGCGCGAGATGCGGCGGACCGACCTGCGGCGCTACTACGTGCCGTGCCCGGCCTGCGGCCACATGGATTACCTCACGTGGCGCGAGGTCGGCCATCACCGCATCGAGTGGAACGAGGGCTCGCCGGAGACGGCGCACATGGTCTGCGGGAAGTGCGACGCGAGCGTGGAGGAGTGGCACAAGACGGCCATGCTCGAGCGCGGCGAGTGGCGCTCGACCCAGACCGCGGACCGCGCCTCGGTGGGCTTCCACCTGTCGGCGCTCTACTCGCCGATCGGCTGGAAGTCGTGGCGGGAGTGCGTCGAGGAGTTCCTCGACGCCAAGGACGACCCGTTGAAGCTCCGGGTCTGGGTCAACACCGTGCTGGCCGAGACGTGGGAGGAGCGCGGTACCAGCATCGAGAGCGGAGTACTCAGGCTGCGCTGTCGGCCGTACCGGGCCGAGATCCCGGCCGGGGTTGGCGTCCTCGTGGCGGCGATCGACACCCAGATCGACCGGCTCGAGGTCATGGTCTACGGCTTCGGCGCCGGCGAGGAGATGTGGCTGGTGGCCTTCACGCAGTTGTTCGGCGATCCGTCCCGGGAGGCGGTCTGGTACGACCTCGACCGGTTCCTCGAGCGCGACTACGTCCACGAGTCGGGCCGGCGCTTCCGGGTCGAGACCACGGTGATCGACTCGGGTGGCGCCCACACCGAGGAGGTCTACCGGTTCGCGGCTGCTCGGCAACGCCGGCACGTCTACGCGATCAAGGGCGCCTCCTACTCGGGCCGGCCGCTCGTGGAACGGCCGTCCACCAACAACCGCTACCGGATCCCGCTGTTCGTCCTGTGCGTCGACACCGGCAAGGAGATCGTGATCAGCCGCTTCCAGATCTCGGCTCCGGGGCCCGGATACATCCACCTGCCGGAGTGGGTTGACGACGAGATCCTGTCGCAGTTGACCGCCGAGCGTGCGGTGCGCAAGTACGTGCGGGGCCGTGGGTCCGTCCGGGTGTGGCTCAAGCAGCGGGAGCGTAACGAGGCGCTCGACATGACCGTCTACGCGCTGGCGGGCCTCTACGTGGCCTTCCCCGTGGCCTCGAGCCGGTCTCGGATGCTCGAGGAGCGGGCGGCGCGCTGGGCGGCGCCTCCGGACGATGCCTCCGGCGGGCCCGCCGGGCCTCCCGGGGGCCCGCCGCCGAACGGCGAGCCGCCGTCCCAAGATCGCCCGGCCCCGGCCCTGCCGTCCCGGTTCCGTCGCGGCGGCTGGGTCCGCGGCTACCGCTGACCAGCTCCGCGCCCGCGGGCCGGCCCGCCCGGCTCCGGCACGCCGCTTGCACGGGCGGGGACTTGTGAAATCGGACCGGTTTCGCTTGCGCGGGCAAGCGACTCATGCCATACTACTTGTGTCGGCGGGAAGGGCCCGCCGGCGAACCGCAGGGAGGGAACGATGAAGACGAACCGGAAGGCGAGCGCGACGCAGAAGCCCGAGATGATCATCAAGTCCCGCGTGCCGCGCGGGTGGAAGCCCGCCCCGGCAGCTACGCATCCGGTGTCTGTCTCGATCCAGAACATGCCGTGGAACCAGCGCAAGCGCCGGCTCGAAACTGCCACCACCTATGCCGAGGTTTGCGCGCTGTCGCGCCTCGGCGATCAGCCGTTGATCTCGCGCGTGGGCGAGGTGGTCCTCCATCGCAATGGGATCTCCGGGCAGCCGTTCCACACCGTCACCTTCATGGGCGACGGCGGCGGCGCGGAAGGCGAGGCCATGTTCATGGCGACGATCTTCGACTACGACCCGGCGCGCGAGGGCGCGCTCGTCGACTTCAACCCGTTCTGCGCCGTGGTCCTCTGTCGTGAAGCTGGCGCCGGCTGTATCGAGCGCCTCTACCGCGGCGACAACTACTCGCCGTTCCTGACGGCGATCGTCCGCATCTCCGAGCGCTGACCTCGAGCCGCGGCGGGCCCCGAGGGGCCCGCCGCTGGAGGATCCGATCATGGCGAAGAAGCAACCGACCCCGCAGGAGCCGCCGAAGGATCGCCCGTCAGAGGAGCGGACCTGCGAGTGTGGTCGTCCCGGGCGGCATCCATATCCGATCGGTGGTGGGTGGGCGTGGGCCTGCGACGACTGCAAGGCGGCCAGCCTCCTCAGCACGGATGGCGACGATGTGTTCGGCCGCCGTCTCACGGAGTCCGACTGGTCCGGCTGGGCGTCCGACCCGCCGGCGCTGCGCCCGGATCACATCGCCACGGCCATGCCCGCCGGCGAGACGCCGCTCGGCGAGGACGCGGAGTGATGAGCCGGCGCGGCAGGCCGGGCCTCCCGGTGACCGTTCCCCGGGCGCTGAGGTATCTCGACAACGCCGAGCAGCACCTGCGGCTCTGCCTCCGCCATCGCCGCGAGGCGACGTGGCGGAAGGATCGCGGCATGCGGTTGCTGATCCGGTTCATGATCCGTTGCGAGTGTCGGCGCGTGCGGTTCTGGCGGTCACGGCTGGCGGGCGCGCGGCGCCGCGCCGGAGATATCGCTTGACCGGGCAAGCGATGTATGCTACCATGACGTTAGTCGTGGGCCGCGCGGTGCGGCCCCGCAGGCAGGGAGGGAGCATGGCGGTGACGCGGTTGACGAGGCCGGTCCGGCGACGCGCGGAGGCGCTAGTCGTGACCATCCGACCCGAGGGTCGGGAGGCGGTGATCGAGGTGCGCGAGGCGCGGCGCCGGCGGGGCTTCGAGGTGACGCTCGATGTCCTCTACGGGATGCTGGCGCGCAAGGCGGCGGACCGGCTCGTGGAGGAGCGCCGCTCGCGGCGCCGGCTGGGCGGGATCGCCCGGCGGGCGGTGCGGTCATGATGGCGCGCGATATCGCCCGGGCCGCCTTCTGCTCCCGTGGCGTTTCGGGCATCCCGGCCACGCACGGGCATCGAGGTCCGATTGCCCGGGTGCGCGCGGACGGCCGATACGAGGTCGGCTACTCGTGGCGCCGGTGGGGTTCCCATCATCTGAGCGCCACGGTCTACGAGCGCATCCTCGGCCGTGGGGCGTCGTGGGAGGACGCTTTCGCCGCGGCGGACCGGAGACTGGCTTCTGCGGCGGCGCGGACGGCTGCCCGGCGGGGAGTGGAGTCATGAGGCTCCGCGGGCTGGCGCGCCCGACGGTTGATGTGCCGCGGGTGTGGTGCGGTCCCGTGGCGCTGGCGGCGATCACCGGGGAGCCGCTCTCGGCATTCCCGCGGAAGCCGCGGCGCGGCGGGATGTCGTCCTTCGAGGTGGACACGGCCCTGCGCCTGTGCGGCTACCGGCTGGACGTCCTGCGCTTCGCTCGGGGCGAGCGCCTGCCTCTGCATCGGCTGCTGGCGAGGATCCCCGGGGCCCGCGGGATTCTCGCGGTGCCCGGGCATTGGATGGCCTTCGAGGGCCTGCTGGTCCTCGACGCATGGTCGTTGCGCGCGACGTGGGTGCATGACCATCCGGCGCGGCGACGGAAGGTTCATCGGGTGACCGTGGTCTATTCGGCCGGATCACTCGAGGAGGACCTGCGCGGGTTCCTGCTGGGCTCCCGCTTGGGCGCTGGCGCCATGCTCGAGCGGGTGGCGGCCCGGGAGTTGAGGCGATGAGTGGCGGCCCGAGGTTCAGCCGGGCCTACCGGCGCGGCACGGTGGACGCGGACTCTGTGATGTTCGTCGTGGGCGGCGCCACCGCCCTGCTGGAGATCGACGCTGCCGCGGACGCCGTCCGGTCCTGTCGTTCGGGCCGGCTGCGCCGGGATCCGGTGGATCTGCTGGTGCGCCTCGACCGCAGTGCGTGGCGGCCGGCGACCACGGAAGACTCAGCGCGCGAGATGATCGATCGCGTCATCCTGCACGATCTACTGCGCGGCTTGCCGGTTCGCAGGCCGTTGTTTCGACCGCTGGGGGGCTTGTGATGAACGGGAATCCAAACCTCCGCGAGGCGCTGAGGCTCGCCCGGCGACTCGGGTGCAGAGTTGGCATCCTGCGGCGGACGGGCGAAGTGCGGATCCAGATGCCGGATCCAGCGGCGCCGGTTGTGGTGTGTAACTGCCGCAGGAAGGACACGCCCCACGTGCTAGTCCGCGCGCTGCGGCGCCTCGAGCGGGAGGGTCGATGATCACGCGATGGAAGCGCTGTCGCTGTGGCGAGCAGATCGTGCTGCAGGACGACGGCCCGCGGCTGGGCCTGCGCTGGCACAACTACTGCCGCTCGCAGTCTGGGCGGGACGTCGTGGGGCGGGTGCATCGGTGTGCGTTCCCGGGCGCCACGGTGGGGCGGTCCGTCGGGGCCGGCCTGCGTGGCACCGGCTGCCGGGTCAACGGTCGCCTCCTCGAGGCGGCCTTCGGCTCGAGGAGGGAGGACTGATGGGCGCCATGCGGGTATCGGGCATCCCGCTCGTGGCGATCGCCGGGACGGTCACGCCGGATCCGCTTCCGCCGGCGCCACGCGATCACCACTGGGTTGGGATCATCACGGAGATCAGGTCGATCGTTCCGGTCGACCACGAGGGGGGCCGGATGCTGCTGGCTGGCATGATCCACCACGAGGCGCGGGTCGTGTTCTGTCTCGAGCGGATTCCTCAGCGTCGAGCCAGCAGGAGGAAGGCATGAGCGGTCGGAAGCAGCCGGTCGGTGTGGATTCCATGTTGTGCAAGCCGGATCCGCCGGCGGCGCCTCCGCGGTCCCGGATCTCGGACGCGGAGTTCATGGCGGCTGGCCTCGAGCGCTACGGGCGGCGCTTCCTTGAGGCGATCGAGAACATCCCGGCCCGCCCGGCCATGTGGGCTCCCGGCGCGCCAGCGCCTTCGACGGGTGCGGCCTGCCTCGCGGCTGGTCGTCAGTTAGCTGGCTACCTCGAGGCCGAGCGGATCGCGGCGCGGACCACGGTGGCGCTCGACGCGCTCGAGCCTCGGTTTCCGGCGCGGAGGGCAGTAGGTTTCCTGTTGCGCACCATCGAGCGGTTCCAGCCGTCCCGGATCGGTCTCACGATCCGACCGCGGGACTAGGAGGAGGGCGGTTGTCGAAGAGCAAGGCTTCACAGGCGGCGAGCATGCTGGGCCGGATCGGGGCCCGGAAGGGTGGGCGGGCCCGCGCCCGGGCGCTTTCCCCGGCGCGGCGCTCGGAGATCGCGCGGCTGGGAGCTGCCAAGACCAACCGGATCCGCTGGGGTCGCCGGCGGAAGAAGGGAGTGGCGCGATGAGCTACACGGCAGTGCGCTGGCAGGTTGTCGTGTCCCGCAGCGGCCGCGTGAGGTGGCGCGCGTGGCGGCTGTGGTGGCTCCTGTTCTGGCGGGAGATAGCCCGGGGCGAGTCTCTCACGGTGGAGGAGGCCGAGAAGTCGGCGGCAACGGCCTGTGGCTCGAGGAGCTATGGAAGGTGGCTCTGACATGGGCATGCGAGTCCTGCACGTGACCTCGGCGCTCGTGGAGCATCTCCTCACGCACGGCACGCGCTGCGCGCGACCGACAAACGCCCCACACGATCTCGAGATCCTTGACGTCCGCTTCGACGCGGTCCGCGGCATGATCGACCTGATCGTCCGCTCGGGCTCGTGGGATGAGGTTCCGCTGCTCCCGGATCCTTCGGGGCGGCCGAACGGATGGCTCGGCGACCGGCTTCAGGCGGTGGCCCTGAGCTTCGTCAGCTTCGTGTAGCGGGCCAGCTGCTCGCCGGGCCCGGGCGCGCGGGGCCGCGGACGGATCCGCGGCCCCGCGGCGCGTTCCGGCCGGCGCCGCGGGCCGCCCGGGGGGCCCGCGGCGCCCCGTGGCGGCCCCGGTGCGCGCTCCAGCCTGCGCCAGCGCGCCACGGCGCCCCGTGGCGGGCCGTTCGGTGAGGGTCTGGCCTCCGGTGCCTCCGTGGCCCGCGGGCCCCCCGGGCGGGCCGCGGGGCCCCCCCGGGGGCCGCCCCGGTCCGGGTTCCCGGGACAATGGAATCGACATGGCGGTGGGCGGGGGAGACTCTCCCGCTCGTGGATCCGCTCACCGCGTGGCCGACGATCATCACGGCTGGGACGACCGTCAAGGTCCTCCGGTCGCATTCTGACTTCCCGGCCGGTTCCGGTTGGGCACTGCGCTTCTGGCTCGCGGGCCCGAACGTGATCGACGGCGGCGTCGCTGGCGTCGCGGACGGCGACTCGTTCCTGATCACTCTGACCCCGGAGATCACCAAGAAGCTGGGCCCGGGGTCCTATCGCTGGCGCGAGATCGTGACGCTGGCCGGCGAGACCTTCGTGGCGGCCTCGGGGGTCCTTGAGGTCGAGGCCAACATCGCCGCGATGGGCGCTGGGGACATCCTGTCGTTCTACGAGCGATCGCTCGTGGTCGTCGAGGCGGCGATCTCCGGGCAGTTGGCGGACGATATGCAGTCCTACCAGATCGCGAACCGCACGGTCGCCCTGCTGAACCACAAGGAATTGTGGGCGCTGCACGCCAGCCTGACGGCCAAGATCGCCGCGCTGCGGGAGCCGACCGGCTTTGGGCGCACCATCGAGATGGAGATCGTCCGGCCGTGAGCGCCCCGCGCCCGGCGCGCTCCGGAGAGCGGCATGTGCCGCTGCGCTACCGCGCCCGGCGGGCGTGGCTCGAGTTGACCGGGCAGTCCCGAGCGATCTACGAGGCGGCCGAGGCGCATCGGCTGCTGGCCGACTGGATCACCAGCCTCATGGCGGCCGACGACGAGGTCAAGGTCGGGATCGACAAGCTGCGCGCCCGCGCCCGGGACCTCGAGCGCAACAATTCGACGATCCGGAACTACCTGCGCATCACGGCGGTCCACGTGATCGGCGCCACTGGCATCCGGCTGCAGTCGCAGGTTCGGGACAACAGCGGCAAGCTGAACCGCTGGATCAACGACCGGCTCGAGGCCGGCTGGGCCGAGTGGTCGCGGCGCCCGACGGTGGATGGCCGGCACACGCTGTCCTCCTTCTCGCGGCTCCTGCTCAAGACGGTCTGCCGCGACGGCGAGGCGTTCGTGCGGCTGTGGCGCGGCTTCGAGGGCAATCGGTTCCGCTTCGCGCTCGAGGCCATCGACCCCGACCTGATCGAGTCCGGCTACTCGCGGCGCGCAACGGGCGGCGGGAACGAGATCGTCATGTCCGTGGAGGTCGACGCTCTCGGGGCCCCGGTGGCCTACCACGTGCGCCGCGATCGCCTGAGCGCCGGCCGGGAGCGGATCCCGGCGGACCAGATCATCCACCTGTACGACCCGGACCGGATCAACCAGACCCGCGGCGTGACGTGGATGACCTCCGTCATGGTGCCGATCCGGCAGTTGGGCGGCTACATCGAGTCGGAGTTGGTGGCGGCGCGGATCAGCGCGGCGAAGATGGGCTTCTTCCAGCGGGTCAAGGACGCGATGGGTCCCGGGGCGCTGGATTCGGGTAGCGGCTCGCTCTCGGCCGAGGCCAGCCCGGGCAGCTTTGGGGTCCTGCCGGACGGATACGAAGTGGCGACGTGGAATCCGGATCACCCGGCCGCGGCCTTCGGCGCCTTCCTCAAGGAGGCGAAGCGGGATGTGGCCAACGGGCTCGGGGTGTCGGCGAACGTCCTGACCGCCGACCTCGAGAACGTGAACTACTCGAGCATGCGGGCGGGCATCCTGCTGGACCGTGACGTCTGGCGGGTGCTGCAGTCGTGGTGGATCGATGCGTTCCTGTGGCCGGTCTACAGCGAGTGGTTGAACCTGTCGCTCCTGTCCGGTGCGGTGGCGCTCGACTCGCGGGACTTCCGGCGCTTCCTCGCGGCGCGCTGGGTGCCGCGGGGCTGGGCGTGGGTGGATCCGCAGAAGGACGTCAATGCGACCCGGGACGCGATCTCGGCCGGGCTGATCTCGCGGCGAATCGCTCTGGCCGAGCAGGGCCTCGACCTCGAGGACGTGTTCGAGCAGTTGGCCGAGGAGGAGCGGCTGGCCACCGAGTACGGCATCGACGTGGATCCGCGCCCGGCAGCGGGCGCAACGCCGGCCTCTGCGCCGGCAGACGAGCCGGCGTCCGACGAGTCCGACGAGGTGGCGGACGACGAGGAACGCTCGGCCGAGGCCGGGGGCCGCGCCACGCGCGGTCCCGGCCACAACGGCGGTTCCCGGGAGAGAGGAATCGCGCTCGGGGGCCGGCGGTTCTAGGTTTCCGGCGGGAGGACGTGGCATGAAGCGTCGACTGACGGACGTGGGCTCGCTGCCGGAGCAGTTCCGGTGCTTCGCGCTCGAGGCGCGGAAGCGTGACCGGGCTGCAAACGGCCCGGCGGACGAGGCCGACACCTACGAGATCGCGATCTCGAGCGAGACCGAGGTGGAGCGCTGGTTCGGCATCGAGGTCCTCGACCATTCCAAGGTGGCGGTCGATCTGTCCCGAATGAAGAACGGGGCGGCGGTGCTGGTCGACCACTACGGCGATCAGGTGGGCGTGGTCGAGTCGGCGCGGCTGGACGAGGACCGGGTGCTGCGCGGGGTGATCCGCTTCTCGCGCGGCGAGCGCGGGCGCGAGGTCGAGCAGGATGTGGCCGACGGGATCCGCCGGCACATCTCGGTCGGCTACTTCGTCAAGAAGGCCAAGCGGGTGGAGTCCCGCGAGGTGGGCAAGGACGGGGACGGCAATCCGATCCTCGTCGACGTGTGGAAGGTCACGCGCTGGCAGCCCGCCGAGGTCAGCATCGTCAGTGTGCCGGCGGACACCAGCGTGGGGGTCGGTCGGTCGGAGCGCGCGGGAGGCGTGGAGCATCCCGTCGAACTCGAAAGCGACGGCGAGCCCGTCGAGGAGGTCAGGAGCATGAAGCTGAAGAGGGTCCGCGACGCGAGCGGGGCCGTGATCGAGGTCGACGAGTCCGATCCGCGTCCCGCGGTCACCGAGGAGCGCTCGGCCGAGGTGCTGCAGGCGGCCGAGGAGAAGCGGGGCGAGTCCATCCGGGCGATGTGCGCGGCCAACGGTCTCGACGACCGGACGGCGGCCGGCTTCATCGCCTCGTCGCTGTCGGAGGCCGAGGTCTCGGCGCGCGTCATCGAGGCGCGCAAGACGGTGGGTTCGGGGCAGCCGCGGAACGAGACGGTGACCGGGCACCCGACGCGGGACCTGCGCCGGTACTCGTTCCATCGGGCGCTGCGCCAGAAGGTGGCCGAGATGGAGGGGCGCGGCAAGTTCGACGGCCTCGAGGGCGAGGTGGACGCCGAGCTGTCGCGGCACTGGCCGGAGTCGCTCAAGCGGCAGGGCGGGATCCTCGCGCCGTACTCGACGCGTACGCTCGACTCCCTGACGCTGACCAAGGGCACCGAGACGGTGTTCGAGGAAGCCGGCGACATGATCGAACTCCTGCGTCCGAAGGCGCGGGTGATCGAGGCGGGGGCGACGGTGCTGACGGGTCTGACCGGCCCGGTGGCGTTCCCGAAGCAGTCCGCGGGGGCGACGGTCTACTGGGTGCCGGAGAACCCGTCGACGGACGTGGCGGACGGCGACCCGACGCTGGGGCTGGCGCTGATCAGCCCGAAGACGCTGCAGGCGAACATCCCGTACACGCGGCAGCTGCTGATGCAGTCGAGCCTCGACATCGAGGGCTGGCTGCGGAACGAGCTTTCCGTGGCGCACGGGCTGGCCATCGACCGGGCGGCGATCCACGGTCGTGGCAACAACGGGGAGCCGACGGGCATCTACGCGGCGAGCGGTGTCAACGCCAAGGACTTCTCGTCCGCGGTGCCGGCACTGGCCACGCTGATGAGCATGGTGTCGGCGATCTCGGACAAGAACGCCGACCTCGGCACGATGCGGTGGCTGACCACGCCGCTGATGGCGGCGGCGCTGCGCACCTCGCTCGAGTTCCCCGCGGCGGCGATGCCGCAGGGCGGGACGCTCTGGCAGGGGCCGCTGGCGCTGGGCACGATGCTCGGCTACGGCGCGGCGTCGTCGACGCAGGTCTCGAAGGTCATGTCGGCCTCGCAGCCGACGGGCGGGACCTCGCACGGCATCGTGTTCGGGAACTGGGCCGACATGATCATCGCGCTGTTCGGCGCGCTGGAGTTCGTGATCGACCCGTTCACGAAGAAGAAGAAGGGCATCATCGAGATCACGACCGTGCAGTTCGCGGACGTCCTGCTGCGGCACGGCGAGTCGTTCTCGAAGGGCACGGCCGCGGCGATCGCGTAAGCCGCGCCGGCGGCAGGCTGTGGCGGGCCCTTCGGTGGGCCCGCCCAAGCCAACGGAACGATTCTCGGTCTGGCGACAGGATGTGGGGGTTGAGCATGTGGGTGAAGGCTCTTGCTGGATTCTGCATCGGCGCTGGCGTCGACGTGGCGCCCGGGCAGGTGTTCGAGGCAGAGGATGCCCGGGCTCGCGAGTGGATCGCAGTCGGGCATGTCGAGGCGTGCGCGGCGCCGGCTGTGGCCAAGCCGGCCCGCGAGATGGAGTCGGACGCGGCGGACGCCGGGTCCGATGGTGAGTCGTCGCAGGCGCATCCGGATGGCGAGTCCGGGACGCTGGACGGCGGGGATCCGCGCCCACTGAACCGCGAGCCGGCGCCGGCCGCTGGTCGGAGGCGCAACGCCGGCTGATGCCGGAGGAGGGGACTGCATGTCGCCGTCGCTCGTCAATGCCGTCCAGAATCAGGCGCAGATCAGCCTGCTGGACCCGATCAACAAGACCGCCACCTACCAGACGGCCAACGGGGTGGACATCTCCGAGTACGAGGGCCAGATCGCGGTCACGACCCACGTGGGCGTCGTGGCCGGGACGGGCTCCCTGATCGTCACGGTCGAGACCTCGGACGCGTCGGACTTCTCCTCGGGGAACGTGGTGGTGGGGACCTTCGCCACGATCACGGCCTCGAGCAACCACCAGCGTGTGTTCGTCGACACGAACGCCTGCAAGCGCTACCTGCGCGTGGTCGGGACGATCGCCGGGATCACCGGCGCGGTCGTCGGCCACCTGCTGACCGGCGTCAAGCAGGTCCAGTAGCACCATGACCATCTCAGGGACCTCGCACATCGACGCCATGCTGCGGCGAGGCGGGGTCCCTGTCAGTCTGATCCACGACGGGGAGCTGCAGGAAGCGAACGGCATCGTCGACACGCAGGACGAGGATCTCCTGTCCGGCGAGGCGGCGAGGTTCGCCGGCAAGGTCATCGCCGTCGTCGTCAGGACGGGCGTCCTCGTGGGGCTCGGGGAAGGCTCGCTCCTGACGGTCGACGGCGCGGACTACACGGTCATCTCTGCTCACCAGCAGGACGACGGGGCTCTGTCCCGAGTCCTGTGCGCGAGGACCTGATGGCGGTCCCGGAGGCGCTGGAGAATCAACAGCTCACCGCGCTGCTCGAGATCCTCGAGGGTATCGGCGTGCCGGCCGACTCGTGGCTCACGGAGCCGGATGTCCTCGAGGGTGTGCCGGGCGATGCGGTCCCGAGCGTGGCCACGACGCCGGTTGTCTACCTCCAGCATCTGCGGACCGATCAGGCTCCGGCCGAGGCCGGGACCTCCTCGCACTACTGGAGGGCGCACTTCAAGGTGTGGCTCATGGCGAAGACGCCGAGGATCGTCGTCAGTCTCAAGGCCGACGTGCTGCGGGCGCTCTTTGCCGCAGAGGACTCTCTGACGACGTCTTTTGGGCAGCCCGCCTATGCCGATTCCTTCGCGCATCGCGACGACATGAGCAGCGCGGGGACCGCCGTCGGCGAGCTGACCATCTACCTCGACTTCGAGATGTCCCACACCGCTCCCTGAGCGGAGGAGGAGCTGAATCATGCCGGGCCTCGGCCACAAGAGCTACATCCAGTTCGGCCCCGCGGAGTCGCCCTACGGGACCTTCCGCACGCCGACGCAGAAGCTCGAGATCATCTCGTGGAGCGTGAATCCCGTTGTGGGCACCATCCCGGACGGGTCGCTCCATTCCGCGGTCTCGCGCCGGGCGCTGTATCAGGGCGGGCGGCTGGTCAAGGGGACGTTCCTCGTCAGGCTCAACTACGAGGGCCTGCTGGAGCTGCTCCGCGCCTCGTGGGGATCGGGCAGCTCGGTCGTGGTCGAGACCGGCGTCCGGGACCACACCTTCGTCGAGGCGTCGGCTCTCGGCGGCTACTCCTTCGAGGTCTGCATGGGGGACATCCCGACCTCGAAGGTCCAGCGCTTTGTCGGCTGCAAGGTCTCCGGCCTGACCATCCGGGGGACTGCCGGGACCGGTAACGATGCGATGCTGCAGGCGGAGTTCTCCATCGTCGGCAAGACCTACACGACCGACGAGACGCCGACCGCGGCCCTGTCCTTCCCCGCGCTCCTGCCGGTGCTGTTCCATCAGGCGGTGACGACCGACGACGGGACGACCGACACTCCGGCGGACAACCGGCTGCGATCCTTCGAGGTCTCGCTGGAGAATCCGCTCGCCGAGGACCGTTTCTACCTCGGCTCGCTGGACATCGACGAGCCGCTGCGCACCGACTTCCTCGCGGCCCGCTGGCGCTTCACGCAGGAGTTCCGCACGAAGACGGCGCTCGACGCGGCGAAGGCGTTCACCGTCGGCTCGCCGCTGCTCCTGTTCCGGCACCCGACTCTGATCGGGGCGGCGAGCTACCGGGAGTTCGAGCTGTCCTCGGGGCAGGCGAACCTCATCGAATGCTCGGCTCCGGTGGATGGCTACGGGATCCTCATCATGACGACGGTCTGGGAGGCGTTCTACTACGCGACCGACCTGTCCGCGCTGCTCTGCCGCGTCCGCAACACCGAGGCGGCGCTCTCCTAGGAGGAGTACATCATGCCCATCGACAGCCCCGGGCAGGTCCCGAGCCTCGCGAGCGAGGTCGCCCTGCCGGTCGAAGTGGTCACGCTCTCGAGGCTGCGGACTCGGGATGGCGATCCCGTTCGGGTCCTCTGCGAGAAGGTGGACGAGGCGCTGGTCGCCTCCATCCTCAAGCGTCTTCCCGGCGAACGTCCGCAGCTCGGGATCGACGCGGCGCCGCCCGAGGACCTCGACCCCATCGAGAAGATCCGCATCATGGACGAGTACGGACGCCCGCTCGTCGAGGCGGGCACCTCACTCCTCGGCCCGGACGGCGAGGAGGTTCGCCCGGCATTCTGGTTCGACGCGGCGCGGCGGTCGCCGCTTTCCATCCCGGGGCGCCTTCTCGGCGTCGCCGACCGCGTGGCGCTGGTCACGGCCATCCTGAAGCTCTCCGGATTCCTGAAGGAGGACGGCTCGGAAGGAGCCGCCTTTCATGACGGAGTCGGAGGCGGGGCTGATGGTCGGCTGGGAGCTGTGGCGGCTGGCGCGGGCGGAGGGGAGGACCCCGTGGGAAGCTCTGCATGACCCGCACCTAGCCTTCAACCTCACGGCTATGCGGGCACACGACCGCGTCCGTGAGATGCGACACGGCCTCATCATGCAGCAGCTCGTGGCCGGGGATAGTTTCGGGGTCAAGCAGATCATCGCGTCGCTCCGGCTTCTGTACGAGGAGGTCTAGGTGCAGGCTGTCGAGTTCCTGCTGAAGGCTCGGGACGAGGCGAGCGGGGCTCTGGCGCGCGTCACCGGGCAGGTCAGGGGCCTGAATTCCGCCGTCGGTGGGATCTCTGCCGTGGTCGGCAAGGCCGGGGCCGTCGGGGCGGCGGTCGCCGGCCTTGTGGCGCTGGCCGGGGCGGCGGTCGCCGCCGGCAAGGCGCTCGCCGACACCGCCGAGCAGCTCGACCGGACCTCCACGGCGACCGGTGTCTCCGTCGAGTCCCTGCAGGTTTACAAGCAGGTCATCGAGGAGGGTGGCGGGAACGCCGAGGGGCTCTCGAAGGCCATCGTCAAGCTCAATCGCTCGATCGGCGAGGGCAATCCGCTGCTCGCCCAGCTCGGCATCACGACCAAGGACACGGACGCGGCCTTCCAGCAGCTCGTCGGCATCCTCTCCCGGTCGCAGGAGATGGGCAAGAAGTCGGCGGTGGCCTTCGAGCTGCTCGGCCATGGCTCGGAGACCCTGCTCGGCAGCATTGACGCGCTCGCCTCTGGGAGCGAGGAGATGCGTGGGGCGATGGAGCGGGCCGGGGCTTTCATGGATCGCGACGCGGTCGACTCGGCCCTGAAGCTCGACAAGCAGCTCGACGAGCTGGGCCGGACGTGGAAGGGCGTGGTCATGGACTTCCAGCGGCTGGCGGTGCCGGTCGCGACCGTGGTCCTCGGCGCCTTCTCCGCCATCTTCAATGGCGCGAAGGCGCTCGGCGGCGCGCTCCGGAAGGCCTTTGTCGAGCCGTTCGAGGACCTCGCCAAGGCGGCGGCCGAGGCGGAGACGCAGTACGAGAAGCTGGAGAAGGCCAAGGCGGCTGCCCGGAAGATTGGCGGCACCGTGCAGGTCGGTGTCCCGATCATGGAGGGCGTCGAGGTCACGGCGACCAAGAAGGCCGACGTTCTTGCCGGGGTCGACCTCGACAAGGGCGGCCGCGGCGCGGTCAGCGAGCGCGAGAAGCGGATTCGTTCGCTGATGGACCTGCTCCATCTGACCCGGCGCGCCGCGATGCAGGCCGTCGAGGCGCTCAACGCGGTTGAGCAGGCCGAGAAGAGCGTCAAGGAGGCGGGGAAGCTGTTCGAGGCGGGCATCGAGAAGTTCTCACCGGAGACGCAGGCGGCCGCCTACGCCCAGCTCCCGAGCTACGAGGCTCCGGCGCCCCGTGCGACGGGCGCGGCTGGCGGGATCGCCGATCTGCTTTCCGGTGCGGTTGAGGTCCCGAATCCGTGGGAGGGGTGGCTCGAGGATCTGCCCAAGGTCTCGGAGGCGATGCTCGACGTCAGCATGAAGTGGTACGACATCACCAACGCGGTGACCAGCGGCGCGGCGGTGGTCGACGCCAGCTTCGAGGCGCTCTGGAACGGCCTGCAGAGCGGCTTCGCGCAGGTCTTCTCGAACCTGACCAGCAAGGGGCAGACCTTCCGGAGCGCCATGAGGACCATCTTCCAGAGCCTCGTCAGCGAGGTCCTTGCCATGCTCGCCCGGATCGCGGCCGCGGCGGTGTTCAAGTTCCTGCTGAACCTGCTCGCCCCCGGGCTCGGGACCTTCGTCGGTGGGCTCCTTGGCGGGAGCCTCAGCGTTGTCGGCCTGCCGGCGACGCCGACGACCGAGCAGGCGGTCACGGTCAACATCAACGCGATCGACCAGCGCGGCATCTACGAGTCCCTGACCCTGCCGCGTGGGGAGCTGCGCGCCGCCATGCGATCGGTCGCGCTCGCGGGGGCGTACTGATGGCTCTCTATCCGCTGAGTTACTACGTCTCCAACCGGGCGGTGAAGTCGACGCCGGCCAGCACCTACCCGGCGTTGGCCAACGTCCCGCCGGAGGACGCCGACTACCCGGCCTCGAACCTGCTCCGGCCCGACCGCTACACGCTCTGGAAGTGCCCGGCCAGCCCGACCGGGGACGTCACCATCGACATCGACCTTGGGGCTAACGTCTCCATCGGGACGGTCGGCGTCTTGAACCTCATCAAGGCGGACGGCGGCATCGATCCGATGTTCATGGCGTGGTACTACGGCACGACGTACGGGAGCTGGACGAATCTCGCGACGGGCATCTCCTTGCTGGGTGGCCGGGACGTCATCTCCGCCTACACCCCGGTGTCGGCGCGCTACTGGAGGGTCGTCTTCGACCGTTACGCCGACGGAGTCTTCACGCTCGGCAAGCTGTTCTTGGGCTCGGCTCCCGCGACCCTCGGCAGCATCATCATGTCTCCGGGCTCGACGCGGACGACCATCCTGCAGCGGGTCAGGAATCGCACGGTCTCCGGCGTGCCGGTCGTCTCGACGACCGGGCCGAATCGCTACCGCTGGGACTACCAGTTTCTCAGGGTCGGGCAGACGACTCGCGACTCCCTGTACCAGCTCGCCGTCTACGCTCCGTTGCTCATCGTCGACACGTACAACACGGCGATGGAGGTCGACGTCATCGAGGACTCCTTCGTCGAGAGCGTCGTCTTCGGGCCGACGCCGGTCTTCGACGTCTCCCTGAGCTTGGAGCAGTTGCCGTGACCGTGACCGCCGCCTTCCGCGAGCGCTGGCGGTCGTATCAGTTGCGCCAGCCGGTCGCTCTCGTCGCCATTGGTCCGCTCTCGCCGTCCGGGACGACCATCCGGGCGGCGACGCGAGCCTGCGTGACCCCGGACGGGGTCGTCTGGGGCCCGCTGTTGGGCCGCAACGGATCCATCTCGTCGACCTCTCAGCTCCTCGGGACGGACGTCCCGATGGCGCGGGCGACCTTCACGATCTTCGACGTCGAGGCGACGTTCACGGCGGCCGGGGAGAAGATCTCCGGCCTGCTCGCCGGGAATCAGGTCATCGGGGCCCCGGTCACGATCTGGCTCTGGGACATGAACCTGAGCGACTCCGCCGACGTGTTCCAGCGCTTCGTCGGCGTCGTCCAGACCTACTCGACCGCCGCCGGGACGATCTCCTTCACCTGTCTCCAGCGGCGGGATTGGAATCGCAGCGTCATCGTGAAGCGGGTCGCCTACGCAGAGTTCCCCGACGCCCCGGAGGACTCCATCGGGCTCCCGATCCCGACGCTGATCGGCAAGCTCGGTGGCCTGCCGATGCGCGAGCCGTTCGACGCGGAGTACTCGGACCTCCAGCATTGGCGCGAGCATTTCGCCGGAGGCGCTCGCGTCGTCAAGGCTGTCCTCGTCGACTCGGGGCGCGGCGGTGGTGGCACGAATCCGCCCGCGAAGGTTCTTGTCGCCTCGCATCGTGTCTCCCGGCTCGGCGTCGCCTCGCCGAACTACGGGACGGCGGTCTTCCTCGAGGGAAGCGACGGGGTCGCCCATGTCATCGACCCGGCGAGTGGAGACCTGTTCATTGACGACGCCGGCTCCGGCTTCCTCGTTCCCGATGGCTCCGGGACGGCCTTCTATCCCGTCTTCCCCTGCGACCTCTACCTGACGACGGAGTACGCCGACAACCCCAGAGCCATCCTCGATCGGAAGGGCGAGACCCGCTACGCCCGGCTCGACTACTCGGCCTCGAAGCGGAACCTCTACGCGAAGCTGCCGTCGGTCCCGCCGGAGAGCGGCGAGTTCGTCCACGCCTACGCGTTCATCATCTACCGCTCGAGCGCGACCCTCTCGGGCTGCCAGTTCCTCGTCGTCAACGGCGCTCTCTCGACCTACGTGACGTTGACCCCGAGCGCGAACGAGGCCTACGCATCCATCGACCTCGGGACCGGGGGCTGGGGAACGGGGGAGCTGCCGACCTCGCCGTGGGACTTCTCCGAGGTCATGCTGCGGGTCGGCTGGACGCTGGGGACTCCGGTCGGGACGCTCGAGGTCGTGGCGATGGGCATCTCGGTCGAGTACCGGCCGTCACAGGACCTGATCCGCATGGAGAAGCGCACCGAGCTGCGCCCCATCCAGCGGACGCCGCGGCAGTTCCCGGGCCCCGGCCGGGACCGGCCGACCATCTACGTCACGCACGCGCAGCGTGAGGTCTCGACCGAGATCCGCGAGCTGCGCGGGAAGTTCTACGCCAACGTCTTCGGCTATCCGGACGACGCTTCCGGGAGCTACACGGGGACGGCGAACGCGGTCATCGAGCGGCCCTGCGACGTCGCCCGGCTCCTGCTCTCGGTCTTCGGAGGCGAGTCCGGATTCGCCGGGAGCGGGGCGCTCGGGGGCTTCGCCGACGCCCGCGCCTTGCTGAGGACGTGGAACCTCCGGGACATGGTCCTTGCCATGAGCATCGCCGAGACTCTCGACGTCAACGCCGCGCTGGGGATGGTCATGGCGGCCTCGGCCAGCCTCGTCTATCTCTCGGAGTTCACGGATCTCTGGCGGTTCCTGCCTTTCCGCGTCGCTCCAGCCGTCACCTATCCGGACCCGATCGTGCTGGCCGACATCCTCGACCCCGCGTCCGGCGTGGAGGTCGACCTCACCCCGGACTCCGACGTCCTGACCGGCCTGCGAATCGGTTACAGCCGGGACCAGCTCAGCGACGGGCTTATCCATGAGGTCTCGGCGACCGTCGGCGGCAGCTCCTCGGGGCATCTGTACCGGAACCTGCGCGATGGTCTGCTCACCGTGGCCGACGACGTCAACGACAAGATCGACTTCTCCGCCTTCGCCTCGACCAAGGTGGCGACGCTCACGCCCGGGACCTACGATCCGTGGAGCCTCGCCAAGATGGTCAAGGCGCAGCTTGACCTTGCCGAGCCGCTCTACGACTGGGCCGTCTGCTACGGGTGCCGGATCGAGGCCGGGGTCAACGACACCCTGAAGTTCGAGGAGGTCTCCGGGACCGTCATCGAGACGACGGTTGCCGAGGGGGACTACGAGAGCTTCGAGGCGCTCTGCGCCGCCGTGCAGACCGCGTTCAACGCGGCCGGGGCGGGCGGTTGGAGCGTCACCTTCGACCGCTCGACCCGCAAGGCGACCATCTCGCGGACGAGCTGGGGGCGTACCTTCCCCGTGGGCTCTCGGGCCGACGTCTACACGGTCCTTGGCTTCTTGCCGGTCGCGACCGTCTGCCCGGTCACCTCGGCGGTCGCGGTCGAGGAGAAGCGCTTCACCATCGCGAACGCTCCCGGCTTCACGCTCTACTGGCGGACGGGGACGAACGGCCTGCTCGGGACGAAGCAGAGCGCCGCCGAGCTGCTCGGGTTCGACTGGCAGGACGACCTCGTTATCAGCTCGCTGGCGACGATCGCTGTCGCCGTGAGCCCGAAGTTCGAGGTCGAGAACGACCTGACGGCAGCCGCTACCGCCTTCGGGCAGAAGCGGGATCTCATTCTCGACGGCAGCGCCATCTACGACACGCCGACCGCGCTGGAGCTGCGGAATCGTCTTGTCGCTCTGCTGCGCAAGCCCCGGGCGCTCGTCCGCTTTTCCAGCGAGCGGCTGGCCGACATCGAGCGCGGCGACGTCTTCGAGTGCGACGACTCCATCGACGCGATTCAGGCGTTCCCCGGCCCGGAGACGGATGGCTCGTGGGCCGGGAAGCGCTTCCTCGTGCTGGAGACTCACCAGCGCTTCGGCGATTCTTGGCATACCGAAGTCGTGGCGATTGACCTGACCGACTAGGGGGGGAGAGCGATGCTTCACGATGAGAGGCGGCTGCGGGTGAACGTGCTGGTGGAGGTCTTCGGGCCGGACGGGCGGCTCAAGGAGTCGGCGTCCATTCACAACACGGTCACGACCGGCGGGAAGAACGGGACGGCCGACCAGATCCTCGCGTCTCCGACGCTCGCCAAGCCCACGCACATGGCGATCGGTACGGGCACGCCGGGGAGCAATGCGCTCGGCGCCGAGCTGGACCGGAACGCGCTGACCAGCAAGGTGCGGGCGGACAACGTGGTCACGATGGTGGGCGACTGGGCGGCCGGCGACGGCACTGGCGTGCTGACCGAGGCGGGCATCTTCGACGCCGCCTCGGGCGGGAACATGTGGCAGTCGGCCACGTTCAGCATGACCAAGGCGGCGGCGGACACGCTCAAGATCACGTGGACCCTGACGGTCAACTAGGCTAGGCGTCCGGCATGTCGACCACCCTCTACCTGCGCAGCACGCAGAACAACCTGTCCGGGTACTACGATCTCCTGATCTCGGCGGGCAGTTCGAGCGCGTATGCGGAAGTCAACACGGTGGCGGGCGGGACCGAGATCCAGTGGACGCTCACGCGGGGCGGCAGCGTCATCAAGTGGGCCTCTGAGCCGTTCGCGGCCGGCTTCACGCTGACCGCGGCCGGCCTGAAGGCGTGGGCGCAGGAGTCGAACGCGGCGGCGAACTCCGCGCTCCGCTTCCGCTTGTTCAAGTACTCCGGGGGGACGGAGACGGAGCTGGGCGGCGGTCCCTTCACGGCCGAGTGGGAGCTGCCGACCTCCCTGAGCTACCACAACCTCAGCGGCGACGCGACCGACACCAGCTTCGCGGCTGGCGACCGGCTGGTGTTGAAGTGCTACATCACGAACGTCGGCACGATGGGCGGATCCCGCTACTGCACGCTCGCCTTCAATAGCTCCACCTATCCGTCGCGCGTTGAGGTGGCCGAGACGGTCGGCTTCCAGCGCGAGCTGGTGCTGGCGGACGCGCTCGGGGTCAATGACTCACTGGTCAAGGCTCCGGGCAAGGCGCTGGCCGATGCGGTGACGTTGAGCGACGAGGCGAAGCGAGCGGTGGAGAAGGCGCTGGCGGACGCGCTCGGGCTCGGGGACGAGGCGAAGCGAGCGGTGGAGAAGGCGCTGGCGGACTCCGTCACTCTGTCGGATGTGCTGGCGAAGCTGGCCGGGGTCTCGCTGGGTGACAGCCTTGCATTGAGTGACGAGTGCATGGCGGAGCTTGGCGGCGGCGGCCTCTCGCTCGAGGTCTGGCCGTCGGACTCCGTTACGCTGGGCGATGCTCTCGCGAAGGAAGTGGGCAAGGGGCTGGTCGACTCGGCCTTGCTGGCCGACGCTCTCTCCAAGCTGGTCGGCAAGGCGCTGGCCGACACCGCGACCCTGACCGATGCGGTGGCGAAGCAGGTCGGCCTCGGGGTCGGCGACGAGGTCGTGCGCATCCCCCGGGGCGCGTTCGGCATCGAGATGCAGGGCGAGATGGACTTCCAGATTCCCGGTCTGTCGGTGGACGCCGGGACGTGGCTGCTCATCGTCGTGGGCGGCGACTGGCACCTGCTGGAGAGCGTGAGTTTCGGGGGCGTCCCGCTGGCGCAGCTTGCCAGTCACTCGCTCGGCTCCGAGGTCTACCGGGTCGAGGTCTGGGGGGCGTACTTCTCCAGCGCCTACTCGGGCTCCGCGTTTGCGTATACGGACGAGTACGGCGCGAGCTGCGTGGGCGGGGTCGCGGTGGAGGTGGTGGGCTTGCCCGCCGCGGGCGCGTGGGACGTCTCCGCCTACGACGAGAGGACCAGCACCACGCCGTCGAGCGGCTATACGGGCCTGCCGTCGCAGGCGCACGAGTTCGCGCTGGGGATCGTGGCGACGAACGGTCCGCCCACGGACGCGCCGGGGACGTGGATCGGTGGCCTGACGGAAGGCCAGCGTGACGGCTACGACAACGGCTGGTGCGCCATCACCGTCAGCGAGGGCTACCGGGTCACGACCGAGCGCGAGGCTCAGGTCGCCAGCAAGACGGGCATCACCCTGCGTCCGTGGGGCGCGCTCATTGCGACCTTCAGGGCCCGAGACGATCAGCGGGTGTTGCTCTCGGACTTCATCGCCCGGCAGGTCGGGATGGTGGTGGCGGACTCCATCGCGCTCGCCGACGCGGCGGCGCTCACGGTCGAGAAAGCGCTCGCCGACGTGGCCGTCCTAACGGATGCGTACGTGGTGGTCCTGAACGATGGCGGGACGGCGCTGCTCCTGAACCTCGAGGATGTGCTTGCGCTCACGGATGCGTGGACGGCGCTGCGGAACTACTTGGGGTTTGTGACGGAGCTTGAGTACCCGCTCGGGGCGGTGGTGGCGCGGTGTGTTATGCCTCCCGTATCCGCTGCCTCCTGCGCGCTGCCCGGGACTCTGGATCGCTCGGCCGTTCTGGAGGATCCTGCTGCCAGTGTCCTTCTTGGGGCGCTGGTTCGCCGTACGGTCACCTGCCGGAACGTCGTTCGCTAGGAGGCTGGCGTGTCCTCTTGCGTGATTGTGGTGTGTCGGGCTGGAGAAGTGTCTCGGCGGCGTCTGCGCCTGACTCTGGTAGACGAGGATGGGGCGGCGCTGGACATCACGGGCGCGTCGGTCTCCCTGCAGGGCGTGAGTGCCGATCTCGAGAAGCAGATCGATGTGGACGGGGTCGTGACGGACGGACCGGCCGGGGAGTGTGAGTGGGACGCGCTTGGGAACCTGCTGGACGAGGCCGATCTTAGCTCGCGCGACTCGGTCGACTACTCGTTGTACGTGCGCATCGAGGATGCTGCGGGCAAGGTGGATTACGGTTCCGCGCTGGCGGCCACGTTCACCAAGGCGCCGCTGGTCGTGTAGTTCGAGAGGCTCGTCTGATGGCCGAGGTCTTCGTCGAAATCAGGAGCGCCGGGGTCCTGCTCTGGCTCAAGAAGGGCGAGAAGAAGCTCGCCTATGCCGTCGCGAACGCTCTGAACGGCACCGCCAAGAGCATCCAGCAGGCGCAGCGGGAGCGGCTGGCGCGGGGCTTCATGCTCCGCAAGCGGGACTTCATGCTGCGGCAGGTCGCGGTGATCCGTGGCGAGGGCGGTGGGAGCGGGTTTGCCTCGGTCGGGGCCGGCCGCTATGCGGTCCGTCTGCAGGTCGGGCAGAAGGCGAGGCTCCTGCTCTCGGAGTACGAGAGCGGCGGCCCGCGGCGCGCGTTCAAGGGGAAGCGGGTCGCGATCCCCGTGCTTGGCGGCGCGCGGCCGACGCACGCCCAGAGCGTGCCGGAGTCGCTCTGGGTCCAGCGGCTGGCGCTCCGGCGCGCGCGGCGCGGCTCGAAGTCGAGGGGCGGGAAGCTGCCGTTGCAGGGGCTTCTCGGGACGTACCTCGTGCCGGGCATCGGCATCTTCCAGCGACAGGACGGTCAGACGCGGGGCCGGATGCTCTACGTCTTCAAGGAGAGCGTGCGCCTGTCTCCGATCCTCCGCTGGGTCGAGACCTGTCGCCGGGTGGCTTCTGTAGAATTCGGCCCGCGGCTGCAGTCCGCGGTGCGCGAGTCGTTCCGGCACGCGATGGGCGGGTAGTCTCGGAAGCTGTGCGTGGTGTGGTCGGCTGACAGGGAGGTGCTTCGATGCGGGTGCGCTCGCACATCGTGCTGCACCATTCCAAGACCAAGGACGGCCTCGTGGTCGATGCGCCAGCCATCTTCCGCTTCCACACCTCCTACCGCCACGGTGGGGAGATCGTGAGCGAGGCCGAGTTCCGGCGGCTGCGGGCGCTGGCGACGCCGGGGCTCGAGCCGCCGTGGCGCGATGTCGGCTACCACGCGCTCGTGGAGCAGACCGATCGTGGTGTGGTGGCGATCCTCGGCCGGGACTGGCTCGAGCCGGCTGCGGCCTGCCGGCAGGGGGACATGAATCAGGTCGGGCTGCACGCGTGCATCGTCGGCGACTACGACCGGAACGACCCGGATCCGGAGGTCCTCGACGTCCTTGTGCGGCGGGTGATCGCTCCGTGGATGCGCCTGTTCGGGATCGCCGCGGAGCGGATCGTCGGGCACCGGACCTTCAATCCGAGCAAGACCTGCCCGGGGCTGCGCTTCGATCTCGAGGCGGTGCGGCGGATGGTCCGGTGAGCGCGGCGTGGGTGGGGGTGATCGTCGCGTCCGGGACGTTCGTGCTGGGTGTGCTGGGCGGATTCCTGATCGGCTGGGGCCGGGCCTGTGAGCGCCTCGACGATCTCGGGCGGCGCTTCCAGAACGTGGAGGCGGCGCTGGGTCTCGCGCAGGGCAATGGGGCGAGTTTCGTGCGGCGGTCCGAATGCGGGATCGTCACGAGGGGCGTCACCGATGCGATCTCGGCGCTGGGTCTCAGGTTCGGCGCGGTGGAGGAGCGTGTCGGAGATGTCGAGCAGCGGCTGGCCGAGTTGGCCGGTCGCATTCACTAGGAGGGAGGACGGCATGCGCTTCAGGCAGATGCTCGGGCTCGTGTGCATGGTCGCGCTGGCGGTGCTGGCGGTGGTGGTGCCGCTGGCGCTGGCGCAGGAGGCGGTGGCGGTGGAGGGCACGCCGATCACGCCGGATCTGATCAAGACGTTCTTCGACGCCAACGCGATCCTGATCATGTTCGGCTGGGGGCTCATCCACAAGTACGTGCCGGCGCTGCGGAACATCCCGAACGCGCTGATCCCGTGGGTGAACCTGATCGGCTACCTGCTGACGCGCCTCGGGGCCGGCGCGCTGGGCGTCGGCGTGGCGCATGCCTCCGGCGGATTGCTGGCGAGCGTGCCGGATGCGGTCGGGGTGCTGATCGGCGGCTTCACCAGCGCCTCGTGGGCGAGGCTGCTCTACGAGGGCTGGGGGCGCGACCTGCTCGAGCGGATGATCGGTCTCAAGGCTCCGACCCCGCGCCGGGGCTGATTCCATCGGGGCAAGAATGGGCTTGCGGGTCCCGGCGCGGCGATGCTACGGTCGCTCGCGTCGGGGCCGGCGGGCCCCGGGATCACCGCCTGACCACGGAGGGCTTCCGATGATGGCCGACCCGCTGCGACGCCGGACTCGCTTCGGCTCGTTCCTGTGCGGGCCGATGCTGCCGCGGCTCGAGCGTGCGCTCGCCGACTCCGGCCATCCCGTGTCCCGCAAGGCGATGTACTCGTGGCTTGCCGGCGCCACGGTGCCGCGCCTGCAGCATGCGGTGGTGATCATCCGCTTGAGCCGAGGCCGGCTGACGGTCTCAGACATCGTGGCGCACCGCGAGCGGCTGCGCCGCACCGTCGAGAGGGCAGGGAATGGAACCGCTTCGCCGATCGACTCGCGTCCCGACGCCCGCTAGCGCGCGGGTGCGCCTCCGACCTACCTGTCGGCCCGTGGTGGGCCGCTAGGATCTACGGGGAGGATGGCATGGACGGTTTCGCCTTCAGCATCTTGGACCGGGTCTCCGACGCCGTGACCGGCTTCGGCGGCGTCGTCACCGCCCGGGCGCAGCACCTGAATCTCCCGTCGCAGTACCTCATCGAGGGCATCGACACGACCGGGCGCCCGGTGGAGTGGTGGGTGTCCGAGTCGCGGCTGACGAAGGTGGAGGGCTAGGGTTTCCGGCGCGCGCCGGGAGCCGGTGCCGGGGGCGGAATTCGGCGGCGCGGGGTCGCCGGATCGATGCCGCCGGAGATGCACCGGGCGGCGCGGGCTGGCGGTGCCGGGCGGGCCGGCGCGCAGGGAGTGTGCCGGTCCGCTTCGGCGGGCGCAGGGAGGGAGTGGCGATGGCGGGAAGGAAGCTGGCGAGGAATGAAGCCCGGCGCCGGCTCGGCTCCGGTTCCGATGGCGGCTACAAGGTGCGCGCGCGGCGGCGCGGTGGCCGATGCGTCGTCACGGTGACCCGGCGCCGGCGCAGCTACGGCCAGACGCTGGTCGTGGCGAACGCCAAGACATGGGCCCGGGCCCGGGCGCAGGTTCGGTCCGGCTTCGTGCGGGAGGTGTGATGAGCGCCGATCTGCCGGTGCCGTTCTCGAATGAGACCACCTCCCGGGACGCCGCGGAGAGCATGCGCGAGAGCGGCCGGGCGGCCACACAGGTCGAACAGGTTCTTGCGTTCCTGCGGGAGCGTGGCGAGGCCGGGGCCACGTTCTACGAGATCGACACGGCGTTGCGCATCGGCATCCGCCAGACAATGGCGCGGACCCGGGCGTTGGTGATCGCTGGCTACGTGGTCGACTCCGGGGTCAAGCGCCGCTCCGACGCCGGGTACGCCAACACGGTGTGGCGGGCGCGCGATGGCGATCCGGTCCCGCTCGAGCCCGGGCCCCAGACCCACGGGCGGATTGCGGCGGCGGTTCGGCGCGAGCGCGAACGCTACGACGCGCTCGAGCAGCAGCTGATGACCGTGCTGCGGGGCTTCGCCAGCGGCCAGTACCTCGACCTCGTGGCGCTGGCCTCGGCGCTGGCGGCCGAGCGGTCGGCGATGCTGCGCCTGATCGAGGTGGCGCTGGCCGAGCGGTGGAGCCGGGACCGGCTCCGTGCGGCGATGGCGCGGCGCGGCGCCCCGGAGCTGCCTCTCGAGGATCCCGCTACCCTGCCGTCGCTGGCGGCGCTGGTCCCGCCCGGGGTCTACGAGTTCAGGAAGTCGAGCGCCGGTGTGGATTCATGGTGCATGAGCGCCGAGGCCACCGACACGCACCGTCGGGTGGCGTCCGGGAACGCGCCCATGCTGGAGATCCTGTCCTTCCTTGCGCACCGTCGGCGCTGTGACGGGGCCGGGGAAACGGCATGAGGTCGCTCCCGCGTGCCACGGTCAGCGTCGAGTACGAGAGGGTGGGCGCCACCGCTGGTGTGGTGAATCTGTGTCCCGGGGACCAGCTTGAGTTTGATGTCAGTACGCAGGTCTCCGTCTCCCTTGGCCGGGATTGGAACGGGCACTTCGTTGTCGTGAGCGTTGGGCGGTGCGGCTGTCAGGTCAGGCTGGTACGCGTGAGGCGTGGTTCGGACTGGAGCGAGGTGTTTGGCGGGAAGTGTGTCGTCAAGGCGATTGCGCGCCGCGGGCTGCTCCAGAGAGTCGTGGCGCGGATCCGCGGCATGGCCCGGCGCGGTGGGCTGTGAGCGGGCCCGGCGCGGATCCGCGGCGCTACGCGCTGTTCTCCTTCTCGGACTTCGGGGAGGTGGTTCCGGGGGGAGGCTGGAGCGACTTCCGCGGGCGCTTCCCGACGGTCGCTCTGGCGCGCGCCGCGGCTTCGGTGGAGTACGAGAGCCACCACGTGGTCGACCTCGAGGTCTCGCAGATCGTGGCGGTCGGCGACCGGGAGTTCCGCCGCGATCGGGACGGGCAGCGCTTCGACTCGATCGTCTGGGAGAGCGTCGACCCGCCGATCGGGGGTGCGTCGTGAGCGGTGCGGCCGGCCGTTTCTACCTCGCCTACGGCATCAGTTACGAGGAGGTCGAGTTCCGCGGGCTGTGGAGCCGGTTGGAGCTGGCGGTCGCCGAGGCGCGCAAGACCCGGCTGGGTCAGGCGTACGTGGCGGCGGTGCGTGTCGACGAGCCGCGCCGCGGCGTGGAGTTCATGGGGCTGATCGGCATCATGGTGGGCTACCGCGGGTGCGACGCGGGCGGGAGCCTCGGGCCGATCGTCGAGTTGGATCCGGAGCCGGAGGAGCTGGAGGAATTGGACCGTGTCTGATCACACAGGAGCCGACCGCGGTGGCGCCCGCGGGCCGGCCCGGCAGTCCCGGGCGCCATCAAGGAGGGAGAGCATGAGCAATCCGCAGGACGGCGCGGCGCCGGACCCGCGCCTCGTGAGCCTGTCCACGCTGGCGCAGGGCGCGGTGGAGGAGTTGTGGCAGACCGCGCTGGCGCAGGTCCTCGAGAACATCGACGACCCCAACACGGCGGCGGACTTCAAGCGCAAGATCACGCTCGAGTTCGTGATCGAGCCGGCCGACGATCGCCGCTCGGCCAAGGTCACGTTCAGGAGCGGCGTCAAGACCGCCGGCGTCAAGGCGGTCGGCACCGCGGTCTACCTCGGGCGCCACGAGGGCCGGCTGGCGGCCGTCGAGGCGATCCCGCAGGAGGAGTTGTTCCCGCGTCCGGCGTCCAAGCCGGCGCTCGTGCAGGGAGGTGGGGCATGATCGACGGGACCGCGATCGAGGCGCTCGCGGAGCGTTTCAAGAAGCCGTTTCATGCCGTGGATCCGCTCACCGCGTGGCCGACGATCATCGTGGTCGGTGGCCGGACGGTGCTGATGGCGCCGGACGGCTGGTCGGAGTACCAGCCGATGCTGCCGTCGGTGCGGCCGCTCGAGGTGGGCACGCTGGATGCGGTGCCCGAGTACCTGCGAGCGAACAAGGACAACCTCCCGCTCGACAAGCTCGTGGTCCACGTGGCGGGCCCGACGACGGTGCGGATCCTCGGGCCGCTGTCCGGCGAGGAGGACCGGTTCCGGCGCCAGTGCTACCTCGAGGCCGAGGCGCGGATCCCCAAGATCCCGTTCGGTCAGTACCTCGAGTCCGAGGCGTTCGGGATCATCCTGCGGACCTGCTTCGTGGACGCCCCCACGGTGCAGGAGGTCGTGGCGCTGGTGGCCTCGATCCGCGAGTCGGACGTGCGCGAGACGGTGGACGACGGCGTGGCGCAGGAGGTGAAGGTGCTGCGCGGTGTGGCGCTGGTGGACCGGCAGCGGGTGCCGAGCCCGGTGTTGCTCGCTCCGTTCCGGACCTTCGCCGAGGTCGTTCAGCCGGAGAGTCCGTTCATCCTGCGGCTGCGCAGCGGTGTCAACGGCGGCCCGCCCACGTGCGCGCTCTGGGAGGCGGACGGCGGGGCGTGGCGGATCAGGGCGATGGAGGCGGTTGCCGGCTACCTGTGGGGGATGCTGGAGGGCTCGCTCTCGAGCGCCGGCGTGCGGATCATCAGCTAGGTCGGCTGGGGCCGGGGCGCCAGCACGGGCCCCGGCTCCGGGCATGGAGGGAACCGATGCGAATCGAGATTCGGCAGGCGCTGGCGGTCAGGCGGGTGCTGGCGGAGCAGAAGCGGTTTGACGATGCAGCGGAGCTGTACGAGCGTGCGTTTCGGCTGGCCTTCCCGATCGGCCGTAGCCTGAGTTTCACGCACGGCCGCTACCTGCGGGAGGCTACGGTAATCGATCACGGCGACTTCGATATGCTGCGTGTCCGTACGAAGCTGGGCGCGGAGTACTGGATCTCCGGTGCGCGGGCCCTCGCGGCTGTCGGCGGCGCTGGAGGGAGCCCCCGTGTACGCTAAGGTCTTTCGTTCTCTCTGGGACGGGACGCTGGCGGACTCGTGGGAGGCGTGGGCGCTATTCGTGTTCCTGCTTGCGCACGCGGACGCCGAGGGCTTTGTCGACATGACCCCGCAGGCGATCGCGCGCCGATCGTCGATGCCGCTCGACGCCGTGCGCCGCGGGATCGAGGTCCTCGAGGCGCCCGACCAGGACAGCCGATCCGATGCCGAGGACGGCCGCCGGCTGGTGCGGATCGATCCCCGGAGGCCGTGGGGATGGCGGATCGTCAACGCCCGCTACTACCGCGGGCTGACCGACGCCGAGACCGTTCGGGAGTCGGCGCGGGTCAGGCAGGCCGACCGCCGGCGCCGGGACCGCTTCGAGGCGTCACAGCGTCACGGCGAGTCACACGCGGTCACGGCGAGTCACACGCGGTCACGGCAAGCAGAAGCAGAGGAAGAGGCAGAAGGATCTACTCCTTCCTCGCTTCGCTCGGAAGGAGCCGGCGAGCCGCTCTCTGGAGGGGTCGGTTTCCAGACCGACTTGGACGGGTACCCTCTCGTGGCCGACGGCACTGGCCTCTCGGGGCACGGCCGGAGCGCCAGCGGGCTCGCTGATGGGCCTGCGGCGGGCGCTGGCGGCGTTTCGTGCGCTGGGATGGACTCGGAGCCGGGCCCGGGAGGACCCGGGTCTCCTGAGCCGGCCACGGAGGCCGGGGGCGCGAATTCACCCAGCTTGACGGACCGCCTTGCGCTGGGGGGGCCGGAGGCGGCTGGCCGGGCTCGGATGCTCGAGCGTGGGCTGGGGATCCCGGCTGCGGGGCACAAGCCGGATTGGGTGCCGACCGAGGCGATGCTGGCCGAGTGGCGGGCGGCCTTCCCGGGGGTCGACATCGAGGCGCAGATCCGGGCCATGCGCACGTGGTCGCTGACCCACCTGTCGCAGCGGAAGACCATGCGTGGCATGCCGGCGTTCGTGAATAGGTGGCTCTCGACCGAGCAGGACAAGCTCAGTCGCGGCGCCGGCGCGGCGCGGTCCGGTCGCTCGCATCGGGCTCCGGCCGACGCCCGCTACCTCGAGCAGAACCGCCACGCGGTCGGCGGCGCGGAGGCTGGCCATGAGTGATTCGGGTCCGGAGCAGCTCGGTGTGGTCCTCTCGCGGTTGCAGGAGCGCTGGGTGCAGGGCGACTGTGCCGACTGCGCGCGGCCGTTCCTGCGTCCGCCCGATCACACGGTGGCGCTCTGCCCGGCCTGCCAGATGAAGGCGGACCGGCGCGAGGCGCTGTCCGGCGAGGCGGCGCGCGTCATCCAGAACATGGAGCGCTGGGTGCCGGCGTGGCTCCTGAAGGCGGGCATGTCGCGGCGCGAGTTGGGTGCCACGTGGGACGGGATCCCGCCCAAGGTCGCCCGGGTGCTGACCCATCCACCGCTCGAGGTCCGGGCAATGGGAGCGGGCCGGCTGCCGCCGCACGGATTCGGGCTGTCCGGCGACGCCGGAACTGGCAAGACGTTCGCGCTGGCGGTGCTGGTGCGCAGCATGCTCGAGGCGCGCTGGCGGGCGTGGGCCCCGGAGGAGGGGCTCAAGGCGACGCGCTCGTGGCTGGCGTGGGTTCACTGGCCGGAGCGGGTCAACCGGATGCGGGTCCTGTCGACGGTCGACGGAGGCCTCGAGGACGTCGAGCGCATGATCTCCGGGCTGTGCCAGATCGAGATGCTCGTCCTCGACGACCTCGGCGCGGAGCGGCTGCGCGGCGAGTACTCGGACGACTGGGCGGCGTCGCAGTTGGACGTGCTGGTCGACCGCCGCTACAACGACCTGCGGCCGACGTGGTTCACCACGAACCTCAGCGGCGAGGAGTTCCTCGGCCGCTACGGTGCGCGGGTCTACTCGAGGCTGTGCGGCGAGAACGCGTTCGTGTCCGTCCCGGCGGGCCCCGACCTGCGGATCGTCAAGCCCGAGGTCAAGCCATGACCGGCGGGACCTTCCACGGCGATCCGCCGGCCGGCCCGGAGCCGGCTCCGACCTACGAGGATCTGCAGGGCATGGTCTCGACGATCTCGACGATCGCGGCCTCCGAGCCGCCTCATCGCAAGGCGATCATGTGCCCGGGGTGCGCACGACTGCACTACGGTCCGGGCGCCTACTGCAGCGCATCCTGCGAAGAGCGGGTCCGGCGCGAGGTCCACGCTTACATTCGCGCCGAGTTCCCGATCGTGGATCCGTCACCGGGTCTACTGTCGCTGGACGGTGTCATGCGCGGTCTGGCGAACGTGATAAGCGAACGGCTCGTGACGCTGATTTTCCCAATGGTGTTGGCGGACCGGGCTTGGCGCCGGCATGCCGGCTACCGCTACTGGCGGAAGCGGGCGCGGAAGGAGAGGCTCGGCTTCGGTGTGCCGCTTATGGCGGCTGGCGGTGGTCGGCTGTCCAACCGGCCCGAGGATTGAT